TTTTTAAACATCAACATAAATGACAAAACATTTGTGAGTGGAAACGTAATACTTACGCCAGTGACTTTTTCTCAGTCACAAGTCACTGCGTCCATTTCTAGAAGTTTTATCCGCAAAAGCGGAACGCAATACGATCAACAATACACCACGAATAAAGCTGCCTTCAAAATACTCTCTGCGGCAAATACGATAAACTATTATAATGTTTTGAGTAAATACTATAATACAAGTTACTTTCTAAACACAGCAAGCTTACCAGCAAATTCTGTTTTACCAGTTCCCAATTATTTACCATCAAGCTCTACAGCGACGTTGAACCCCGCGACAGACATAAACATAATAGAAATTCCATCCGTTTTTTATGGTCGCTCAATAAACCCCGGAACAGTAGATTTACAGTTTTACATAACTGGAACATTAGCTGCTAGAGCGCAAGACGTAAATCTAAATGGAGAGCTGGTTCAAACAACTGGTTCTACAACTGGAAGTATTGTTGGTATTGTGTTGTATAATGAAGGGCTGCTGCTTATAACTGGAAGTAGCTCTCTAAATGCTGGAGTAAATGATTTTTACATACAACCTACTGCTTCTACTGGTACTGCCGTAAGTTCTCAACCAAGATGGATACACTATTGGAGCTATAAGGCGAACGACAATTCTAAGCCAATAGTTTCATCTTCTTACATTATGAGCTTTGAAGGTACAGAAATTATTCCAACTCTAACCATGTTGGCACATGCTGAAAAGAATGATCTAAACTGGAGCAACAACCCCTCTTACATTGACAGCAATTATTATTCTAAGTATCTTTCTGTTACCAACTCTATGACGTACATAGAGAACAGTCAAATACTTATAAATAATACATTAAGCTCTTCCTTTGAAAATTACACAGCTTCTTTCAAACCTCAGACCTTTATCAACTCAATAGGCATTTATGATGAGGCTGGCGATCTAATCGGCGTTGCAACTGTTGCAAATCCAGTTAGAAAAACTAATGAACAAGATTATACATTTAAGCTTAAAATAGATCTCTAGCGAGGTTTAAATGTTATTAGGTTTAGACATTAGTTCTAGCATTATTGGTTATACTATCTTAGACGAGAACGGAGAGCTACTAGAATGCGAGTGCATTAGGCTTGAGCGTTTCAAAGATTTTTTTATCAAAGTAAAAAATGTAAAGAATAAACTCATAGAACTTGCAAGCAAATACAAAATAAAGCATGTCTATGTAGAGGAAAGCCTTCAGGCGTTTACTATGGGTAAGTCCTCTGCCATGACCATTCAGGCTCTCTCAAAAATAAATGGAACAGTTTCATGGTTGTGCTATGAAATTTTTGATGTAACGCCAGAATACGTTTCTTCTGGGACAGCAAGAAAGTTTTGCAAAATAAAAGTTCCGAAGGGAGAGAAAGCAAAGCCTGTAGTGTTGGCGTTTGTAGTTGACAGTGAACCCAAGTTTGAGCTAGAATTCACTGCTAAGGGCAACCCAGCACCCGGTTCGTTTGACAGAGCCGATAGCTATGTAGTTGCAAAAGCAGGAAGTATTCTATGTCAGTTGAACAAAAAGTAAGAATTATTGCTTCTGTTCTTGGAGAGTATTCATACTCTGGTAAGGAAGTTCTTTTCTATTGTCCTTCTTGTAAACACCACAAGAAAAAACTTTCGATAAATGTCGAGAAAGATAAATTCAAATGTTGGATCTGTAACTTCTCTGGCAACAGCCTCCGAAGGCTTGTTCGGCGTTATGGAAACGCTTCTCAGAAACAAGAATGGTATAAGATAGATCAGCGTATCGATCTGTCTGACTTTGATACGGAACTCTTCAAAGAAGTCGAAGTTGCCGATGTAAAAGTCGAACTACCGCCTGAGTTTGCATCTCTTTGCAATAAAGAAACTTTGGCTTCCTCTGCGGCGATGGGCTATCTAAAGAAACGAGGTCTTGACAAGCAAGACATTATAAAATGGAAAATTGGCTATTGTTGCAGAGGCGAACACGAAGGAAGAGTGGTTATTCCATCGTTTGGACTCAATGGTTATCCAAACTTTTTCGTTTCAAGGCGCTACAATAAAAACGTATTTCCAACTTACAAGAACCCACCAACATCAAAAAATGTTATCTTCAACGAACTTTATGTTGACTTTGACGAGGACATTGTTATAACCGAAGGTGTTTTCGATGCCATCATCGCAGGCGATAATGCGGTCCCAATAATGGGTTCAACTCTTAGCGAACGAAGCAAGCTGTTTCAAAAAATCGTTCAGTATGATTCAACAGTTTACATGGCTTTGGATCCAGATGCGGAAGAGAAAGAGAACAAAATTATTGAATCGCTCTTGAAGTATGGCATAGAAGTGTATAAGATAGACGTATCTCCGTACAAAGATGTTGGAGAAATGTCAAAAAATGAATTCAAAAAACGTAAACAAAGTGCTCAACTTGTAGATAATGACAACTACTTTATCTACCGAACCATGTGTCTATAAGGAAAAAATGACTAAATTTGCTCACATAAGCGACATTCACATTCACAACCTAAAGTATCACAAAGAACAGAAGGAGGTGTTTAGCAAAGTTTATGAACACTTGCGAAAAGAAAAAGTTGACTACGTTCTGCTCACTGGAGATCTATTCCATGTGAAAAGCAATGTAACACCAGAGGCTTATCAATCCGCAGCAGAGTTTCTAAAAAGTTTAGCCGACATTGCTCAGACGCATGTTATTCTTGGAAACCACGATCTTATTTTATCCAACAAGAGTCGGCTAGACAGCGTTTCTCCAGTTATTGAAGCGCTGAATGATAACCGTATCTTTTTTCATAAGCATTCTTCAGAATGCACCATTGAAAATGGCAAGATCGCTTTGAACATCATGTCTATCGTTGATGAACAAAGTGAATGGATCCCAATCGAAGATCCTTCAAGAATTAACATTGCCGTTTACCACGGCTCCATTGCTGGCGTTGTTACCGACCAAAACTATGTCATCGAGCACGGAGAGATCGGCATTGAAAAGTTTGAGGGCTTTGATTATGTGATGTTAGGAGACATTCACAGGACCAACCAATGCCTAGATCCAGAGGGTCGTGTTCGCTATGCTGGTAGTCTGTGCCAAAATAACTTTGGAGAAGAAAACAACAAAGGCTTTCTAATTTGGGAAATTGAGAGCAAAGAAAAGTTTTCAGTTCGCCACATTCACATTCCAAACCCTAAGCCATTTGTCACTGTAGTTCTAGACAAGGAAGGCTCTTTGCCTCAAAACTTTTCTTGTCCAGAAAATGCTCGTATTCGCGTAGTTACCTATTCGGATCTATCGTCAGATAAAACAAAAAAAGCCATAGAAACTCTTAGAAAAAAATACAAGCCCGAGAGCCTATCTTACCAAAATAAAAGCTCTGTGGGGCAAAATCGTGCGTCCATTGAACACCTTGTTGAAGGGAACAACCTGCGCGATGAAAACGTTCAAAAAGAACTCATCAAAGAACATTTGAAAGACCAAATAATTTCCGACGATGTTCTTGGAGAAATTTACTCTTTGAATTCTAAATACAATAGAGAGGTAGAAGCAAGTGAGGAAGTTACTCGTAATGTCCACTGGAAAGTAAAACGGCTAAAGTGGAGCAACCTTTTCAACTATGGAGAGGACAATGAAATTGACTTCACTAAAACTCAAGGTACTACAGGTATCTTCGGCAAGAACTTTTCTGGCAAGTCAAGTATTATTGATAGTTTACTGTTTGCGATTTACAACAGCACTTCTAAAAGCATTCGAAAAAACTACCACATTATCAACCAAAACAAGCAGAGCGCATCTTGCGTCGTGGAAATTCAAGTTGACAATCGACTCTATTTCATTGATCGCACATTATCAAAGTATACCAAAAAGCTCAGGGGTGAGGTATCGGAAGAGGCGAAGTCAACGGTTGATTTTTCCTACATCGACCTATCGACGCAAGAGAAAGTTATCCTCAACGGTATCGACGGCAATGAAACGAACAAAGCAATTCGTAAGGTCTTTGGTACAATAGAAGATTTTTTTGTAACTTCAATGTCTTCTCAGATGGGAGCGTTAAGCTTTATCAATGAAGGCTCAACTCGTCGTAAAGAAATTATTGCCAAGTTCTTAGATCTAGAGATCTTTGAGTCAAAGTACAAACTTGCAAAAGAAGAGTCCGCTATGGTAAAAGCAGGCTTGCGTAGGCTTGAGGGCAAAGATTTTGACAGCGAGATGCTAGAAAGCAAAACAAAGCTGGTCGAGAATGAAAACCAAGTCACAAACAAAAAGAAAGAAATAGAAGTTCTAAAGAATAAGTTATCCGCTACAACTTCGGAGGTTTGTTCTCTTGAAGAAAAAATTTCTCGTATTGATTCAGAAAACATTGACAAAGCAGATGTAGAAAAACAATACGAAGAAGTTAGCAAATCCATTGGGGATCTTGAACAAAGCAACCTTCAACTCGGGCAAAAGAACTCTGAAGCCATAGAATACATCAAGAAGGCAGAAGAATTTATAAAAGGCTTCAATGTTGAAGAAATGAAAGCCAAGAAGTCCATTCTTCTTGCCGACAAAGAAGTATTGGCTTCAGTAACATCTAAGCTGTCAGAGCAGCGAAAGATCTTATCCATCTACAAAAGCCAAGCAGAAGTGCTGGATAAAGTCCCCTGCGGCTCTTCTTATCTAGATTCATGCGACTTTATCAAAGAAGCTAATGAGTATTTGCAAAAAATAAATGTTGTCGAGTTGGCTATTGCAGATGATGAGCAGCGTTCTTTGATGCTCAACAACAAAATAGAAACACTCAATGAAGCAAAAATAGAGCAGTATCTAGCGAAGTATCAGCAGCTTCTTGATAAGAAAAATGTAGAAGAAAAAATTCTTGCAGCTAACCAGCTAACTATTGAGAAAAATAAAGCATCTATCCTATCTCTGTCAGAAAAACGCACATCTTTTTCTGACAAACTTAAGTTCTACGAAGACCACAAAGACATTATTGAAAACATGAAATGTCTCATTCAAGAGGTCAACGACAAGAAAAAAGAAATAGAAGTTATCAATTCATCAATAAAAGATGGCGAGAACGAGCTAATGAAGCTCTATAAAGAGCATGGCTCATTAGAACAAAAGATCGAGAACATAAAAAATAGCGAAACAGAGAAGCAGACACTACAGCGTCAGTATGCTGCCTATGAATTATTTATGCGCTGTATGCACAACAATGGTATTGCTTTTGATCTAATTAAGCGAAGTTTACCACTAGTTAATCAAGAGATAGCAAAAGTTCTATCTAACATTGTAGAGTTTGAGGTGTATTTTGAGAACACGGATAATAAGCTGGATATTTTTATCAAACATCCTAAGTACGACGCCAGACCACTTGAAAACGGGTCAGGCGCAGAAAAAACTCTTGCCGCTATGGCAATACGTATCGCGCTGTTGAACATTTCTAACATGCCAAAGCCAAACATGTTTATCTTAGACGAACCGGGAACCGCATTAGACGCAGAAAACATGGAAGGGTTTGTAAGAATTCTTGAGCTTATCAAAGGTTATTTTGATATTACGATACTAATTACTCACATAGATGCGTTGAAAGATTCTGTCGATACAACCATTGAAATTTCAAAAGCTAACGGCTATGCCCAAGTAAAACACTAATAAAAAGGAGGTGATGAAACATGGCTACTGCTCCCAAGAAACCAACTAAAGTTCCTGCAAAGAACCCCGGTCCAAATGAAAAGTCCGGCGGCAAAATGAAGCCCACAAAAGGCAAATAAGTTTTATAGCTTGAATCCCCTGTAAGAACTATTTATCTTACAGGGGATTTTTTATTTAATGAACATAAAAACTATGATACTATTAGAAATGTGTAAGGCACTTGGAGTTCCTTATGCGTATCCCATTCCTCTATCATCTGAAGAGGAAATGCTCCCTGATGATGATGAGTGCGAAGAAAATGTTGAGCTTGTTTCAATAAAAGATTATCCTTACGATCATGTGCCAGACGGCGCTGAATACCTTATGAACTATCAGATTTTTGGTGAACATGAAAGAAAAAGATCCTAATTTCGTACCAAAACTTGAAAAAGCCATAGAACAAAAGTATGGAGAAATTGCCACAAGAAACCCTTCTTACTTTTGGAACGAAGATAAAGAGAAAGAGTATCTTCAACAATTAAAAATAGAATCGGAAAAACCTGCTGAATACACAACTGTTCAGGACGAAGGGTTTTTTATCAAAAAGAAACTATTTATGAAAGCATCCCAAAGAACGTGTCCTCAATGTGGCAAGTATTCTTTTGAGGTGAAAGACGATCTTTACATGAATAAATACAGTACTTGCTTCAAATGCTATGTACTCTACGTTGAGGGAAGAGAAGAAAAATGGCTGAACAAAATGGCGTAACAACTTATGAAATAGTCAAAGCTTTATCTCAGGCTGCATCAGTTTATGATGGCGCTCACGATAAAGAAGGCAAACCAGTTAGCGTAGGTCTAAAAAGAGAAGAGGGAAACCCTATTCTAGATCCTCGCTGTATGGACGGCTTCAAGGTAAAGTTTGGTGGCAGCTACATGACGGTTCTTTATCATACCGAGCCTTTACTACAAGACATACACAAGATGGGTGTCGAAAAGTATGAAAACGAGATCGAAGGTCACATCAAAGACGTTATAAGTTTTATCAAGAAAGATTATAAAAACTACACAAAAGGAAGCGTTACGCTAACTCAAGAAGGTGAAACAGACATTCTTATTGAACCTATCTCTAGAGTTCGCACAAGTGTCAGAGCTGTTGCTAAATTCAAGATAGGCGGTCTAAAAGACATGGACGAAATGCCCGGTCAAAGACCAGAAAGAGATGACATAAAGAAGCACAATGAGCTTGGTGGTCTTGGAAGTAAAAGACCCTCAAACGATTCAAGAAAGAAAGATGAACAATAATGCATGGAAAACTTGTTTACCAAAGAAGACATAAAGAGAGAAATTTTACGTTGCGGTAAAGATCCGGCTTATTTTATTAGTAATTTTGCAAGAATTTCCCATCCTATTCACGGATCTATTCCGTTTAATCTCTTCCCTTTCCAACAACAAATAGTCAAAGATTTTGTTGCTCATCGCTTTGTTGTGGTCAACAAAGGTCGTCAGCTAGGTCTATCTACAACTGCCGCAGGCTATGTTGCTTGGCTTATGTTGTTTTACAGAGAAAAAAGCATTCTTGTTGTGGCGACAAAGCTTGCAACTGCTGCCAACTTAGTTCGTAAGGTAAAGTCCATTATCAAAAATTTGCCTCCTTGGTTGGTTGTTTCTAAAATAAAGTTTGACAATAGAAACTCATTTGAATTAGATAATGGTTCATGGGTCAAGGCATCCTCAACTTCAGGAGATGCTGGTCGTTCTGAAGCTCTTTCTTTGTTGGTGGTTGACGAGGCTGCACACATTGAAAACATGGAAGAGATGTGGGCTGCTCTTTACCCCACCCTATCAACTGGTGGTCGCTGTATCGCTATCTCAACTCCTCTTGGTGTAGGTAACTGGTTTCACAGAACTTATACAGAAGCTGAGGCAAGTAAAAACGATTTCTATCCGATAAAGCTTTTCTGGAATGTCCATCCAGACAGAGATCAGGCATGGTTCGATAAAGAAACAAAAAACATGTCTGAAAGACAAATAGCTCAAGAGCTTGAGTGTTCTTTCAATGCGTCTGGTGATACAGTCATCGCTGGTAGAGACATAGAAAGGTTGCACAGCCAAACCACAGAACCAAAGTATAAAACAGGTTTTGATAGAAACTTTTGGATCTGGGAAAGCTACGATCCAAGTAAAAAATACATGTTGGTCGCTGACGTTGCGAGAGGTGACGGAACTGACTTCTCTACCTTCCACATTTTCAACATAGAAACTATGGAACAAGTAGCCGAATACCATGGCAAACTTCCTCTTGATGAGTTTTCAAGACACCTTTTTGATGCTGGTAAAGAGTACGGAGGCTGTCTAGCAGTCGTAGAAAATAACTCATTTGGTGTTGGTGTGGCAAACAAAATAAAAGAGCTTGGTTATCCAAACGTATTTTATTCCAACAAAAATAATGAATACATTGATCAAATGATAGCCGAAGGTCTTTCAATAAATTCGCCCGGCGTTTATGTATCTGTAAAAACAAGACCTTTGATTATTGCAAAGTTCGAAGAGTTCATCAGAAATAATTTTCTAAAAATAAACTCAATACGTCTGGTGAATGAACTAAAAACATTTGTATGGAACCACGGCAAAGCAGAAGCAATGCGCTCTTACAACGACGACTTGGTTATGCCTTGTGCAATTGCATGTTGGGTGCGAGATACTGCTATACAAAATAACATAAAGGACTTACAATACAGAACTGCGATTTTAAGTTCCATGTCTGTATCGTCAAAAAACTTTGATACAAAAATCTCTGGTATGTTTGGTTACAAACCAACAAAAGATAGTTTGGCAGCTAAGTATTCAGAGTATCAGGAACATTCTTGGATTTTGAGGAGATAATAAATGGCTGATAATAGAAGTAACCCTAAGAACAACTTGTCTCCTTTATTCAAGAAGCTAACAAAGCTTTTCTCTGGTCCTATTGTAAGCTACAACCAACAATACCAAAGAGCGTTCAAAAGAAATCAACTAGATAAGTTTGCTTCCAAGTTTAATTCTTTGGCTGGCTTTGATCTAAAAAAGACAACTTATAACCCATTCGATGCCATGAGAACGAACCTCATGTCAAACCAAAACAGAGGCGAAAGATACAGCGACTTTGATCAAATGGAGTTTTATCCAATACTTGCATCTGCTCTAGACATTTATGCAGATGAAATGACAACACACAGCGAACTTGCTCCGCTATTGAAAGTCAACTCTCACAACGAAGAAATAAAACAAATACTAGAAGTTTTCTTTCATGATGTAGTAAATGTTGATTCAAACTTATTTGGTTGGTGCCGTACAATGTGTAAGTATGGCGACTTCTTTTTGTATCTTGATGTAGACGACACTGTAGGCATCAAATCTGTTATTGGGCTACCTCCAGAAGAAATAGAGCGTTTAGAGGGCGAAGATGAAACAAACCCAAACTATGTTCAGTTTCAGTGGAACTCTGGTGGTATGACATTCGAAAACTGGCAGCTTTGTCATTTTAGAATTTTAGGAAATGATAAGTTTGCTCCTTATGGAACTTCCGTTTTAGATCCAGCTAGAAGAATTTGGCGTCAACTTACCATGATGGAAGATGCAATGATGAGCTATCGCATCATTCGCGCACCAGATAGAAGAGTTTTTAAAATAGACGTTTCTGGTATTGCTCCCGAAGACATTGAGCAATTCATGCAGAAAACCATTACTCAGCTAAAGCGTCACCAAGTTGTTGATCCAGATACGGGCAGAGTTGACTTACGCTACAACCCAATGAGCATAGAAGAGGACTATTACATTCCTGTTCGTGCTGGTTCTCAGTCCGACATTACAACATTGCAGGGTCAAAACAATGCAACTGCTGTCGAGGACATAAACTATCTAAAAGAAAATCTTTATGCTGCTATCAAAATTCCAAAGTCGTATTTGACTAGAGGTGAAGGTGGCGATGCAAAAACAAACCTATCACAAATGGACGTTAGGTTTGCCAGAACCATTTTGCGTCTACAAAGAGCAGTTATAGCCGAGCTAGAAAAGATGGCGATGATCCATCTTTATGTTCTTGGCTATAGAGGCGAGGACATTTTATCTTTTGATCTTCAACTAAATAACCCATCCAAGATCGCTCAAATGCAAGAGCTTGAGTTCTGGAAGGCTAAGTTTGAAGCTTCCACAAATGCAAAAAGCTCTGGCTTTAGTGAGCGTTGGGTTGCTAAAAACATTCTCAACATTTCTGACGAAGAGTTTATTCGCAATCAATACGATAGGTTCTACGACAAGAAGGTTGCCTCTGCTCTTGAAGGAGAAAATGCTGGTCAAGCTGGTGAGCCTGCCGCAGCAGTAGGAGGCGGTGCATTGGGCGGCGATCTTGGTGGTGGTCTGGGTGGCGAACTAGGTGGTGAACTAGGAGGTGAAGCCCCTCCAGAAGCAGGCGCTGAAGCAGGAGCAGCACCAGAAGCCGCCCCACCAACAGGAGGCGAAACACCACCCGGAACTCCACCAGCGGGTGAAGCAACTCCACCAGCAGGAGGCGAAGCACCAGCAGCAGGAGGCGAAGAATCTCCACTATTGGTAACACCAGCAGGTAGAAGAGGTTATAATTGGGATGACATAATGAGCTATAAATACGAAGATCCCAAAACTGGAGCCACTACAACTTCCCGCTCAAAGGGCAAAGAATACACTCCAGTAAAAGTTACTAGAGGTTATGATAGACGCTCTACATCAGGTCCAAGAACCAAAAACATGAGCAGTGCTGGTGGTAGAATAGAAACATCAGAGAGAGGAACGTTCCCCGGCTATCCTGACATGAATAGAATAGCCAAGGGAATAATGACCGAATCTCAGTCCAAAGAAAACCTTTACTCGTTATTAGAACAAAAATTGTTCAAAATAAACAAAGAAGTGCAAGAGCTAGAAGATAAGATAGATAAATAATCTAATTACTATTTATCATAGATGGAGTTAGCTAGATGAAATTCAAGCACAATAAAAGAAGAAACACAGCTTTTTTGTATGAGTCCTTGGTAAGAGAACTTATCAAAAGCACGATCAAGAAAGACGAAGCAAAGAAACAAACAACTATTGACCTAATAAAGTACTATTTCAATGCCGCTACACCATTGGGCAAAGAACTAAAGCTTTATAAGGCTCTCTATGAAACAACAAACCTAAGTTCAAAAGATGCAGAAAAACTTCTTAGCGAAGCTAAAATGGCTTACTTTGGCTATGGTTTTGCGTCACCACAACAAGTTTATGACGAACAAAGTAAACTTATTGCAACTGTAAATAAAAAACTATCTCCAGAAGTATTCTCAAACTTTGTTCCAAACTATAAAACATTGGCAACAATTCAGCAGATCTTCAACAAAGAGTTGTCTTTGCCAACAAGAATAATGCTAGAAAGAAAAGTAATAGACGATCTTTGTTCTCCTAAACTTATAGTCGAGAAGAAGCAAGAAAAAATTAAACTCAACGATCTTGTTGTAAATACAGCAACTAAAACGTTCAACAAAAAATACGGAAGCCTTAGCGAGAACCAAAAGAAGCTTATAAACAAGTTTCTAACAAAGAGCGAAGAAACAAATGCAGAGCTAAGGTTCTACGTTTCTGAGGAACTCACAAGAGTTAGAGACAAGCTTACTTCTTCTCTCAACATCAAAGAGTTTGCTGAAGATAAAATAATGAAAGAAAAAGCTGTAAAAACTATTCAGCTAATCAATGAAACTCTCCAAAACGAGATGAACGAAGAAACAATAGCTTTGACCCTCAAGCTTCAAGAACTAGAGAAGGAACTAGGATAATGCCTTTACAAATAGTTGTTGGCAATAAAGAAATTGAAGCAACCAAGGTGCCCCCAGAGCAGCTTGGACTTGAACCTGTCCCTCAGACCCCTGAAGGCATAAAAGTCATTCTAAAGGGTTTTTTCTTTTCAATAAACATGAATGCTCGTAAAACTCTTGATGGCAACATCATTGTTTACGATCATCCCATTATTGACATTTTGATAGTTCCCGCGAAGAACAAAATAGTTACAATGCCAAAGAAAAGCTATCATCATGATACTTTTGCTATGCAAAAAAGATACTTTGACTTCCTAGATGATAGAGGCGCAATAGTTCTTGGTTCAGTTCGTGGAGGCTCGGTTTATAACTCTTTAGAGTGTTATTATCCAATAAATCAAGAGCTGGACGTACTTCAGGTAATTCTTTTGCTAACAAAGAAATTTGTAGAGAAAGAGTCCCAAGAATACATGACAGAAAAAGAATACGAAGAAAGCATCGAAGAGCTTTATACAAACCCAGACGAAGAGGACTCCACAGAACTTGGCGAAGTTCCTCAAGCTAGAAGAAAAGGCGCTATCGATCCAAACTACAAGCCTTATAACTTGTTATACAGGTTCTAATGTTTTTATTATACTTTATTTTAATCTGCTACGGCTTAACACAAATACTATGTTATGGCAAAATTTTTGATGGGATAAGACCTACAAAGGAATTTTTCTTTGGTCTTGGTCTTTTATTCCACTGTTCCATGTGCATGGGTTTTCATGTTGGAGCGTTTGTGTATTTATTTTCGACTTTTAGTAAACTATTTATTATTAATTTCAGTATAGTAGACATGTTTTTTATGGCATGTTTGAGTTCTGGAACTAGTTACTTATTAGATAAACTCGTTGATGACGAAGGCTTGAGGGTGAAAAAATGAGTCAAATAAGAAAAGACGGTGTAAATCTTTGGACAAAAAAGTGGATGAAACGTCCACCCACCAACTGCAAAGGGGGCTGCTGACTACTATGAATAATAAAATTAAAATACCAGTTGCTCGCCTAAAACAAATTATTCAAGAAGAAGTTACAAGATTTTATGGTCTTGAAGGCGAAGGTTCACATGATGAACCAAGTGATGAAGCAACATTAGAAGGCGATGAAGAACTTCTTGAAGAAGAGGAAATGGACGAAGTAATGACTCCAGATCAAATGAAACAAAGAGAAATTGGTGCTGCTACAGAAAAACTTAATGCACTTCCCCCCGCTCAAGCAGCATCAGCCATCTCCAAAATGGGGCTAAGATAATGAGCAAGTTTGTACTAACAGAATTTTTAGAGTTATCTAATGACTCTTCTCTTTTAACAGAGCAAGAAAAAAAGGCTATGAATGAAGGCGAAGAGTTTATTCTTGCTGGCGTTATGCAGAGGGCAGACGCAGAGAATGGCAACGGCAGAATTTATCCTTTAGACATTCTTGAGAGAGAAGTTGAAAACTATAAAAAAATTGTTAGAGATAGCCGCTCAATTGGCGAACTAGATCATCCAGATTCCCCCGTTGTAGAACTAAAAAATGCTTCTCACATGGTAACATACATTGAAATGAGAGGCAAAGATGTTATTGGCAAAATTAAAATACTTGACACACCAGCAGGCAAGGTTGCCAAAGACCTACTAAAAGGCGGTGTAAAGCTTGGTATCTCATCCAGAGGGCTAGGCTCAACAAAACAAGTAAATGGTAAAACAATGGTTCAAGAGGACTTCCAACTAGTTTGTTTTGACCTTGTTTCCGAGCCTTCCACAAATGGCGCGTTCATGTTGAAAGAAGGTGTCCAACCAAACATCTTTACAAAGGCAGATAAAATAAACAGAATACTCAATAGTATTATCAAATAAGGCAGGCATGAAGCTGAAGAAAGAAGAATTAAAAGCTGTTTTGAAGCCCGTAATTGAAGAATGCGTCAAAGAAATGATCGCAGAGAAGGGTTTTTTATCTTCTATTATTAGTGAAGTTTATGCATCCACTGGCAATAGAACAGTTATGCAGGAAACCAAGCAGCAAAATTATCAACAAAGAGAAACTGAATTTATAAAACAAAAAACTCAAAAGACAAATCAAGCCCTAATGGAGCACAAGAAAAAACTTATGGATGTTATAGGCAAAAATGCTTATGGCGGAGTAAATGTTTTTGAGGGCTTGAATCCGATTGATGAAGGCAAAAAACCCTCCAGCAATCCAGCTCACACTCCTCCTAGTGCAATAGAAGTATTAGATCCCGGCAATACTGGCGGTGTAAATTTAAACAACATTCCCGGTATGGGTAAATGGGCTTCTGTTCTAAAAGGTGTAGAAAAATTAAAGGACTAATTATTTAGAGGTTTAAATGAAAAAGGGTCACGTAGAAGTTACATTATCAGAGTGCCATGGCGACATGAACCGCATGATAAAAAAGTTTATGAAGAAAGTTAAAAATGAAAAAATTATTGATGACTTTCGCAGAAAAGATTTTTATGAAAAGCCTTCTGTCACAAACGCCAGAAAGCGCAAAAGAAGAAAAAAGGTGGCTCAAAAGCTAAACCAAGAACTAAACAAGACGGAGAAAAAGTAAAATGCCCGGAAAAGTTTTTCAAAATGATGTTGGTATGTACACGTACAGTCCCGGACTGAGTAGCGTTGGTTCTTATCAAGTAAGTGGTATTCCATTTGCAACAAGCAGTGATGCAATTCCTGCTCTTGGCACAGCTCCTTTGCAAATTAGCTTTCCCTATGTAACAAAGAATGTAACAGTTCACCTTTTAAATAAAAATAAAAAATTAAGAGTAGGTTTTAGTCAAAACGGAGTTACTGGTTCTGGAACAAATTATTTTGTAATTGACAGCAATTCTCCTTCTGATCCAATAACGACTTTTGATGTAAAGTGTTCCTCTATTTTTTTATTGAGTGATAGTGCAGACATTTTAACAGGTTCTGTTTATGCTGGTTTAACAAGCATCCAAACAACAGAATTAGTAAATTCTGGACCAAGTGGAAACAACTGGTCTGGTTCGGTGGGCGTTGGATAGTATTTTCCTTTTTTTCATACTATTTATAAAAGTCAACAGGAGTACGTCTATATGAGTTCACTAATTGAACAAGCAATACTAGATGCAAAAGATCTAAAAGAAGCTGCCGTGAAGAACGCAGAACAAATGATAATTGAGAAATACGCAGAGGAAATAAAAAGCAACCTTGAGCAACTTTTAGAACAAGATCTAGGACTTGGTGCCGCCGCTCCTGCAATGCCTGCTATGCCCGGTACAACAACTCCTGCCCCCCTTCCTGTTGATCCAACAAAAGCCAGAGCAGATAAAGACAGTATTCCAGACCAACTAGAATACGCTGTATTTGATGGCATGAAAATTGGCAAAACAAAATACCCAGAGCTAAATGAAGAAGTTGAAATTGATCTAACTTCTCTTTCTGAGTATGAACTCGATCCAACAAAAGGTCCAACAAAAAGAAACATTAAAGAATCTATTGAGCTTTCTGATAAAGAACTAATGGAAATGTTGGATGACATGGGTAGCACAAGCCAATACGCTCACGACTATTCTATTCCAGAAGGCATGGACGATGCGGAAATGCCAATGTATGAAGAAGAAGATGATCTAGATTTGTTGTCAATGCTTGATAGCGAAGACGAAGAAGAGGACGAAGAAGAGGACGAAGAAGATATGGAGGACGAAGCCAGCGACGAGGACGATGGCTTAATTGCCGAATATGATGACGATATGGATCTGGAAATGGGTTCCGATGAAATTGAAATGGAAGAACCAGATTCTGATACTACACTAACTGGCGATGAAGAATCTGACATGGAAACTGAAGAGTCTGACTTGGAAATGAGTGATTTATTTGGTGACGAAGAAGAAGGCGAAGAAGAAATGTCCATGGAAGAGCTAGAAGAAGCTATCCGTGTTGACTATAACAGAAACTACAAGTCTGGTCGCGATTATGGCTTAGGCGCTCTAACCGCCGAAGATACACACACATTCCAACTTTCTGAATTGTCTGATCAAGTAGAAGAACTTGAACAAGAAAACAAGAAAGTAAAACAACAGAACGAATCATTGAAGAAGCAACTATCTGAGACAGCAAAAGTTCTCTTAGAAGCTAATAAGCAGTATTCATCAATGAAGGATTCCTTTCAGAAAATGAAAGGTAAATTATCAGAAGTTCAGCTAATGAATGCAAAACTTCTGTATTCTAACAAAGTATTGGCAGATGCCTCTTTGAATGAGCGACAAAAGAATAGAATTGTCGAGTCACTCTCCAATGCAGAAACGTTAGAGAAAGTTCAAATCGTTTACGAGACACTTCAAAGCGCAGTGGAGGAAAACACCTCAAGGGCACCAAAATCACTGAGCGAGGCGGTATCTAGACGTTCATCTCCAATTTTGCTCAAAGCACAAAGAAGAGATGATCGGGATTCAAATCCCATCAATGAAACTCTGCAAAGAATGAAAATTCTAGCAGGCATTAACAAATAACCATTATTTAAAAGGAGTATATCAAAATGGCTACTATTGTTGAAAGTTTAACAAGAGATATAGTCGATCGCGATCTCCGTAAAGAAGGTGCCAATCTCATCAAAAAATGGGAAAAAACTGGTCTTCTTGAAGGTCTTGGCGACGAAAGAGTAAAAAATACAATGTCGGTTCTTTTAGAGAACCAAGCAAAAGAACTACTACGTGAAGCTTCTTCAATGTCCGCTGGTGACGTTGAAGGCTTTGCTGCTGTAGCATTTCCAATTGTCCGTCGTGTATTCGGCGGTCTAATTGCAAATGAATTGGTTTCCGTACAACCAATGTCCCTACCATCAGGTCTAATCTTCTTCCTAGATTTTACCTATACCAATAATCGTCTAGCTGGTTCCGATGCTGCTTCCAATGCTTTTGAAGCTGGCGAATCCGTTTATGGCGGTGGCGTTGTTGGTCGTGAAATCACGGGCGGCGTTAGCTTAACTGGCTCAAATGCCGAACGTAGCTTTTACGCTCTAAACAACGGCTATTCATCCGCAACAGGCTCGGTAACGAAAACAGGAACGCAGCTAACTCTTTCTGAGACAGAAGTAGGGGTTCAATTGTCATCAATCACAGCAAGTGATTCGTTGTACAAGACAATCTTAAATTTTGACCCAGACGAAGCTTCATCTGCTGCAACGACATATTATTCAGTTTTAAGAATTCCAATCGCTCAAATGCCAGAATTGGATACAAACAATCTAGTTGCTATCAACTTAGCTTCTGGTTCTACGGCGACAGATGTTTTAGCCAGTGGCACAACCGTTGTTAGAAGATTGACAAAACTTGCTGGCACTAATAATAATTCAGTAGATTTAACTCTAAAAAATACATCTGCTGATCCAGTTGTTGGTATCACTTCGCAAAATTTGACAATTAACTATGCTCGTAGAGACACAACTTCAACTTCAACTTCTCCAGCAGGTGCTCTAACACTAAAAGAGTTCCTAGAAGGCGCGGGTTCTTCAGCGAACAATGAAACAACGTTCACCAATACTACTCTTGATGGTCAAAACGCTTTGATCCCCGAGATCGATATTAAGGTTGATTCAATCGCTGTAACTGCTCAAACTAAGAAACTAAAAGCAAAATGGACTCCTGAGCTTGCTCAAGATCTAAATGCTTATCACAACTTGGATGCAGAAGTAGAATTGACCGGCATTCTCTCAGAGCAAATTGCTCTAGAAATTGACCAAGAGATCCTCAACGATCTCGTCAAGGGTGCAACCGCTGGCACACTCTACTGGTCACGTAGACCCGGTA